CATTGTGTGCAAGACTAGGATTACTGTTAACCCTACCACACATTTTCATTAATTCTAATTGTTGTTTGATTGCTACATTTTCTTTTGAGGTTTTACAGTCTGTCCCTAAATATTTTCTGTACGTAAGTCTTATGCTGTTATCATCTCTTTCGTCCCAGCTATTGTTATAATTATTATATTCGGAATCTCTTTTTTCAACAGACACATCAACCTCACCACACCTTACACCATACTCATTAAGATATTCGTTTTTAGGATGTGCTGGAGTTACACAAAAAGCCAATAGAGTCATGAGTATAATTAATATACCTGTAAAATAATAATTCATCCTGGCTACCTCCATGATACATCCTAATAATTTATCTCTCTGTTGAGATCTTTAATATCGTATTCCATTTGTCTAACCTTATCAGCTAGAATTTCGTATAAGTTTTCAGCCATCTCCCATGTGCCTTCTGCTCTTTCTAGTTTTTGTAAGATTGTGTTAGTTTTTTCTGTAAGCACAGCCATGTCTCTTTGTATATTTACAAGATCAACTGTTTGAATTTTTTCTATTTGAGCTTTATTGCCATTAATTGTATCTGTTAAATTAACAATGTATTTTACACCAGTAAAAGTTCCGACCAGGACTGATGCCACGACCGGAACCATTACAATATTTTTCTTTAACAGATCTGCTAAATTCATTACTTAACTATTAAAGCTACTACTAAAACTGCAAATACAAGACATTCAATTTTATGATCTGACCAGTAATGCATAGCTTTACTTTTTAATTTATTAATCATTTTTTTTCTCCTCTATTTCATAGAAGAACTTATCCGTATCTTCTGTACGCCAAGCCCTACTATCTTCAACGTTCCATTCGTTTGTTTGCACTTTCCAATCAGGAGTCTCATCTTTCACTGTGAAAGAAGGTATGTCCCATATACATCTATTGTTAGGTTGTGCTGCAAAATTGCCGTCGTCTAATGCAATTATGTGAGCGCACTTATGTTCGTGCGGGATCTCCGAATGATCAGTGTCTAGTATATTACTCTCTGGATGTGCAAAGTCAACGGTAAATAAATACTTACCTGGATGCCATTTTTTATCTTTACCTATGTACTTACCGGCTTGACCGTCTAAGATATCCCAACGATGAACAGAAGGGTAATAAGAAAAACAATTCCAGAGCTGTAGTTCATCAAGTCTTCTTCCGGGCACTCCGCGTGGGTCAAATCCCTTTTGAATAAACGCGCTAATTGGTAAGCGATAAAATATTGCACCGTTTTCCATAATAGCATGAAATAATATAGCGCGACCTGTAAGAGCGCTAAGACCAAAGATAATGCAGTCTTCAACTTCTCCATGATGTTTTTTAAGATCATATAAATATTCTCTTTTTATTTGTGCATAAGTCGGTGGTATGTTTACATTTAAGTACGCCATAATTTATCCTCATTCTATGTTACCCCAGTTTGGTCCAGATTCATAGTCTACTTTGTTTGGAACTTTTAACGTAATTGCAGTTTCCATTATTTTTTTTATTTGATTAGCCTGTTCCTCGTCTTGTATTGAAAAACAAAGTTCATCATGAATTTGTATGTGTGGCACAATACCGTTTTCATATAGTTTGACCATTGCCTTTTTTGTCATATCGGCTGCAGATCCTTGTATTAATCTGTTTAATGCTTTGTAAGTAAACGCTGGCTTGTAGTGTTTATCAAAATTATTACAGTTTGGATCACCAGGTTGAGAGTTTTTGGTAAGCTCTGCAAGATATCTATTCTCAGCTTCTTCTCTTTTTAAAATAGGCACTGATGATTTTACTATTTGTTTTTTACCATCTACTTCTTTGTATTCACTAATTTCAAATACACCTTTCTCAGGATTCCATTCTTTATTTATTGGCTCCCACCTATCAAATCTACAGAACCTATCTTCTAAGGTATATATATTTTTATTTTTTTCTGCAAAATCTTGAAGACCAACAGATAGTTTTCTAACAAAAGGTACTTTTGTGTGGTATTTATTAAATAATTCTTTTGCTTCATCATCATCTAATTCTAAAGATCTTGCTAACTTGTTTTTACCCATACCGTAGAATAACCCAAGGTTGATAGTTTTAGCCTGTTTCCTGGTGATTTTAGCCATTCTGGCTACGATATCGTGAAAATCTGTGTCTGGGTCCTCATTATACTCTTCAGCCATCTCCTCAGCTCCATGGAAGCCATTCTTCAAAGCATAGTGTACAACCAGTCTAGGCTCTTGCTGTGAGTAGTCAAATGATCCCCACTTATGATTCTCTTCTGGTAAAAATAATTCTCTTATCTTACTACCTAATTCACTTCGTGCTGGAATCTGTTGTAGATTAGGATTACGCATAGAAAACCTACCTGTAACTGTCCCGCCTGTATCTGATCTAATTTGATTTATGTCTGCATGTATTCTACCTTTGTGTATAAATTTTAAAATACCGCTAACAAAAGTGTTGAACAATTTATCTAACTGTCTAGCTTTTGCAATCATTTTTAAATATTTATTAGGGTGTGATTCTAAATATAATTTTGTTATACTAGCTCGTCCTGTTTTAGGTGTAGTTTTATAATCAGTTATTTTTTGATGATCTAACAAAGGCTGTATTGAGTCTGCAGCCCACATGTCTACATCAATACCTGTCTCTTCTTTTATTTGTTTTAAGATTTGTGCTTGTTCTTTTTTTAAAGTTTCTCCAAATGTCTTAGCTTTCTCTTCGTCAACTCTTACACCTTTGAATCTCATATCAACAAGACATGGAAATAATTTAGTTTCTATGTCAAAAATATTTTCTAATGTTTTCTTTTTCTTTGATTCTGTGTTTACAGGAGTTTTAATTATCTTCTCAAACTTTATCCAAAGTTTTAATGTAAGTAATACATCTTGCTCTGCATAATCAACAACAAGATCCCAAGGTAGTTTATGCATGTTAGTCATAGGGTCTGTTATTCCATGCTCTTCTTTAGATCTTTCTGCTAGATCATATTTGTATTTTGAGTCTCCTAAATAATCTTTTGCTAAAGAGTCTAAGCTATATCTTTGTCTATTCTCATCAATAATAGATGCGGCTATCATTGTATCATATATAGGTCCTTTTAACATTTCACCTGTAGCAGCTCTTATCCAACACACATCGTACATAGCGTTGTGAAATACTTTTGTAACCTTTTCGTTTTGAAATATTTTTTTATTTAATACTTTCCAAAATCTATTCTTGCCTATGTTCTGTCCTGAATTTAAATGTGCTACTGGAAAATAAAACTTTTCATCTCTATAGGCAACAGCAACTCCGCACACTTTACCATTACCAATGATGGCCCCTGATCCGTGGGTCTTGAGGTCTGGATCGTGCGTCTCTAAGTCGACAGCGATAACATCACCATCTTTAATATCTAAATCCGCAAGATCAGGTATCATTTAGTATCTTTCATTTTTTTTATTTCCAACTCACAGTAATGTATAATCTTTTCAAGATCTTGTATACCATTTTTCAACTTATACCTGCATACGTATTTTACAACGTTGCCTTGAAAGAATGAAAGATCATTCTTTGCAATAAATTCATACGGCTGTATGGACATGGTTCGATAGTGATTCCCTCCAATCTGTTTGTCTTGTGGAAATGCATCATCAAATATATCTTTAGATGTCATAGGTCCTCCTTTCCTGCAAATGTTAAATTAGTTGTACTTTTTAATAACCATAAAGTTTTTCTTGCACGTGAACACGCAACAAACTTCATTCTTTTCTTTTCAAACAAATTATCTTGTCTTGTTAATTTAAAATCAAATACTACGTTATCAAATTCTTTACCTTTAATTGTGTGTATGTTTTCTAAAAATATTCTTTTATCTTCTAAGTCCCTATTGTTTTTTACTATTTCTCTTATATAATTTTTCATTTGAATTGTTTGTACTTTACTGATCTTTTGAAAGTCATCTATATTTTTTACACCAGGGACGACAAACCCTTTGTCGACTAACCACTTAATATTATAACTTCCACTATCTACAGATTCTAACTGTTCAATTGTTTTTAATTGATATTGAGGATCCATCCCCTTAAACATTGCTTTAATTTTAGTTAAAGATTTAACTTCTCCTTTTGAAAAACTTAAAAATTCTCTTTGGTTTTTTACTTCGTTAGTTGGATATTTAAATTTAAATTTACTTTTTTCTTTGTTAGGTATTGCAACTGGCATACCTATTTCCATCAGATAATTTATCATCTCTCTAGGTTCTCCTCCTCTGTATGTAAATATAAAATCTTCAGTAGTGTTTTGTATTCTATTTTTAAGTTCAAACGCAAAAGGGTCTTGCGTCAAACTAGATAAATTAAATATTTCACCTTCTACAATTTGACCATTTTCTTCTTTAGGTCTCCATATTCTAGTATACTCATACTCTTTCCAAATATCCTGTATTATTTTTTTACAATACTCATTAACAACTCTTGGACACCTATAACCTTGTTCTAATTCTATCTCTGGATTTGCAAATTCTCTATGAAATGAATCAGGATCAGCTCCTGCAAACTCAAATATAGCTTGGTCTGGATCTCCTGCTTTGTAAAAATAGTCTACATTTTTTGACATTACTTCTTCAGCCTTTCTTTGTATAACACTTGAGTCTTGTGCTTCGTCTACTATTAATACTTTTATATCTTTACACTGTTGTTCTGATTCTTTTTTGTTATTATAAAAATCTTCTACCATATCTTGAAAGTCAAGTATCTTAGGAGTTCGTCCGTTTACTTTTTCATTTGTTTTAAATTTACTATAATCAACTTCCATTTTAATAAGTTCTTCAGCGGTATATTGATAGTCTTCTTTTTGTTCAAAAGTTAAACTTCGATAATATTTTAAGACATCTCTACCATTGTCTCTTGCAAAATTTATAAATCTAAAAAAAGGATGTATTGCAAACAAACCTTGTACGCTGTTAAATTTTTTATTTGTTGTGTACTTGTCAAACATTGGATACAAAGTTTTTAGAATGTCATAGTCTTCAATTTTAAACGCTTTACCTTTTACTCTGTTTTTACAAAACTTATGTACAGTAGTAACGTTTTCTTCTAATGTTGCTTTTGACTGCTTTACTAAATGAAATATTTCTTTGTTTGTTTTCTTTTGAAAGTTATCAATACTTTCATTATCATAAATTTTTCCTCTTATATGATCAGCTGCAGTATTAGTATGTGATATAACTATAATATCTGTTGGAGAATACGCTTCTAAATGAGAGTAATATATCTCAACTAGTTTTGTAGTTTTACCTGTACCTGGCGGTCCTGCTATTCTAATTTTTTTCATGTTCTACCTTTTTTGTTTCGTCTCCTAATACTGAATACTGTTCGGTGTCAGAAATAAAATGCCATGTTGGACAAGATATTTCTTTTTTAGTTACGTCGTTGTATACCTTTCCGTTTATCTTTTTAGCTTTCATAATATGTTTAAGATTAAAACATATTTTTTTTACTGATGTATTATCTTTTTGAGATCTAAAATACTCTACTAATCTATTTAATTTAAAATGTAGATCGTGAGTTTTTTGATCTACATAACATCCTCCGTCTAATAATGCATCTTGACCAAAAGAAACTGTAGCTTTTCTAATAAAAGAATAGATCATCATTTTAAACTCATTGTCATCACTTGCTTCTTCGTCTGCTTCTTCAAAAACTCTTTTATCTAGTCTAGCATATTGAAACGCCTGAAAGTCTTGAGGCTTCATTTTTAAAACTGCTGGATGGGGAAAGTTACCTGCGTTTGCTAAAATGTTTACCCACTTTTGTTTATCAATTAAATCAGATCCCTGCATCTCTACTTTTATTCTAACAAAACC